GAGGACCCTCTTCACCTTGAGGGCCTACAGCACCTTGGTCGCCCTGTTCACCTCTTGAGCCTTGGATACCTTCGGCACCTTGAGGACCATCAAATCCTTGCTCTCCTCTTGATCCCTGTTCTCCTCTCGAACCTTGGGCTCCCGTTGATCCTTGAACACCTCTATCGCCTTGGGGACCTTGAATCCCTTGAGCGCCTATCTCCCCTTGAGGGCCTTGAGGGCCTATTGGGCCCTGCCCACCTTCCCCACCCCCAGATCCGGGTACAGTATCCCCATCAGGGAGTTCTACAATTCTGTACTCCCCATCTATCGAAGAGAGGATTAACGGGATGCGCTCGACCAAATGTTACCTCACTCCTTCTCAGGTGTTTCTTTTTCTTCGTCTTCTTCTGGTTCAGCTTCGTCCTTACTACCTAGTGAATCAAGGACGCCTTCGAGATCTGTAAGAGCTTTAAAGAACTCTTCTTTGTCCATAGGTTCTGGGGCTTCCTCTCCTTCGGGTGCTTGCGCTTCAGGCTCTTGTTCTGGAGCTTCTGGAGCAGGAGCGGCTGCTTCCTCAACTTCCTCCTCCTTCTTCTTCTTACCTTTCTTGGCGCGAAGGTCAGCAAGGTCATCCCCTTCGATATCTCCGTCACCGTCTACATCAAGCTTCTTTTGAGCAGGGGATAAATCCTTCTTAGCTTTGCGAGCAGAATCATCTTCCTCATCGCCAGCGTCAGTCTCCTTATCCTTCTTACCGAAAAGCATCTTTTCTTTTGCTTTCTCAAGAAGCTCTCTTGCAGTACCTTCAGTAAGGAAGATGGTTGCGAAGTCAGCACTCTCGGTGATGGTGGGCTCCTCGACAAGAACATCAAGATCACAAGCAGCGAAGCACTCAGCAACGATATCGTTTACATCAATCACTTCAACACCGTTCTTGCTCTTGAGCATCTTAGCTACATCCTGTAAGCACTCCTTGAGAACGCTACCCTTCTTGGTGAGACGGGCAAGGCACTCGAACAGAACAACCTGAGTCTTAGCTAGGCTGCTGAAGGAGGGAGTATCCTTGAGGTTTGAAACATTGATACCGTACTTCTCGTTGAGCACGGAGATAAGAGTAGCCTTGAGAGGCTTCTTCATTTCGTAGAGGTTAGAAACAAATTCGGAAATCTGCTTATCACTCTTGCTTGAGTACTCTAGAATATCGCAGGCATCAGAGATGCACTCGTTTAGCTGACGCTTGGTGCTGAGAGCTAAGTAAGGGATCTCAATGACAGCCTCTACAAGAGCTTCAAGAACCTCTTCTTCTGAGTCCTCGAATACAAGGCTGGCGAGTCTACGAACTTTACCGTTGGTGGCCCAAACATTGTCGAAAGCCATCTTGGACTCAAGAAGTTCCTTCTGAATAAGCTCTTGCTTGCAGATCATCTCGTAGATGTTCTTGTCAAGACCGTCTTTGACAACATAGTCCTTATTCTCCACTAGCTCCTCGAAGGAGAGCTTGGGGAAGTTGAATGCGCGAGAGACAGCACCAGATAGCTTTGAGGAGTTAGCAAGCTCTTGGACAGCAAGAATCTCTTCCTTGTTCTCCTCAAGGAACTCCATGAACTGTGGCATTAGCTCGTAGAATCTCTCAAACTCCTGAGTGTTAAGGATAGTCTGTGACTCAGAGAAGATGTCAACCTTCTGGTTAAGACGCTTCTTAACATTCTCGAACTTGAGGCGGCTCTCCCAAAGGCTAAGGATATCGCTGAAGGACTCAGAAGCCTCGGAGATTTGATCACCATTAAGGCTACCAACGAAGCTGGATACCTTCTCATCTACGAAGGTATCAAAGACTTCGTTCTCCTCAAAGATCTCAGCATCCTGAACTTTAATATCCTCAAGGGAGATCTGCCCATTTAGGGAGTAGTTACCGGATATAACCTTACCGCTCTCAGAGAGGAAAGCAACTTTAGACTCCTCAGAGTCGATGGAGAAAAGCTCTACATTCTCTCTAAGTGATCTGCCAAGGCAATCACCGAGCTTAATAAGGTTTGTGACGGTCGTGTTACGATTTTCAAAAAGGTGATCAAACATAATAAATCCTCATGTCTATATTATATAGTTATTGATTTTGGTCTAGTTTTTCCTCAATTCTAGAAATTGTCCGGTTTATGGACTCTATTCTCTTGGCTGAGGATGTTCCTTCCTCTAACATTTTAGCTTTTACTCGGTTTAGCGTGGCTACGAGCTTGTCCTCAACGGCTTCCTTTTGAGCTTTTGCAAGCTCTTTTTGTCTATCGACATCAGCCTCTTTTCCAGCCTGATCCCGCTCAAAGTCGGCTTGTTTGCCTGCTTCGGCTCTCTCAGCATCAGCCTGTTTTGCTCCCTCTTCTCCCTGAGCCTGCTGACCAGCCATCTGCTGTTGCTGGGCCATCTGCTTCTCTTGCTCTTTTTCCTGTTCTTCTTCCATGTCAGACATCATTTCTGAAATTTGCTGATCATTCATATCGTAGAACTCTTTGTATAGGTATTCTTTGGGGAAAAGCTGAAGACCTTGAACAGCCTGCACAGCACGGCTTCTAGCCTCTTCAACCTGAATCTTTCTCTGAATAAACTGATCACTGCCCTCTGGTAGTGCGATTCTAAGGTCCTTGATAGCAGAAGCAGGGAAGCCCATCAGAACAAGGTGCCTTCTAGCCAAAGTCTCTAGACCAGTTTCTATCTGCTGCTGAACTCTGCCGATAACTCTAGCAAACTTAATATCAAGTTGCTGCAAGTTAGCTTTTCTCTCTGGAGACTTGTCGTGCTGGTTGGTTACATAATCCTTTGGAATCTTAAGGCAAGCAAGAAGCTTGTCTCTAAAGTACTGCACATCCTCTACTTCACCTAAGTTCTGTGCTCCTGCAAGAGTTTCAATCTTAGTGTTGCTACCTTGACGAGTGGGTACGAAGAAATCCTCATCAGCACTTAAAGGGTTGTAACGAGCATCTACATTGTTTCTGTTTGGATTGTAGAACTTCTCTTTCTTGAACTTCTCCTTAAGTCGCTCAATGTACATCTCAGCCTTACCAGCAGGCATGTTAGCGACATCAATGTAGAATATTCTACGCTCTGGTGCTCTGGATAGGCGGTAGATAAGCATCGCATCTTCCATAAGCTTGAGTGATTTGTATACGCGAACAGCTAGTGCAGCGATAGATTTACCGTATGGGTAGTAGGCAGGATCAGATGTGCGTAATCTAAAGTGTACAATCTGGTTTCTATCTAAAGTGATGAACCTATTACCACTCATCTGAGTAGATGCAGCACCATAGGCTCCCCAATCTTCTTTACGAGGTATCTCCTGTAGGAAGTCTGTCAGATAGCCGTATTCGTTCTCAACACGGATAATGAAGTTAGGATTGAGAGTCTTAAGTCTTTGAATGCCTTTCTTTGGGTTGTTAATATCTATGACGGTTTCAATGAAACAATCTCCGTACTTTACTGTGTTACGAATGATATCCCAATAATGACGATCAAGTTGAACAGTTTGGAAGAACTCCCTAACCTCATCAACGACTAGCTGGCTTTTAGATATAACCTTCCAACGCTCGTTCTTGAGGTTTTTCTGAGTACACTCATCGGCATAGATATCGAAAGCAGCACCCACTTCTGGGTAGTCGTCCATCTCCTCATACTGCTTGTAACGCTCTCGTCTATTGCGCTCAATATCGGGAAGATAAACTTCACGCCTATTGATTGCGCCCAAAGCCATCTTATCTTGAGCCTTAACGACATCAGTGTTTTGAACGGTGTCACCAGCTAGAGGAGCTTGGGGGGTAGGCTTTTCAGATGTTTGATTAGCTACATAAGGCTGTGCTTTAGTAGCAAAGAATTTAGCTATGAATTGGCCGAGGCGGCCAGTAGGATAAAAATATGGACCAGCCCTACCTGTAGGGTTGCTTGCACCAAACTGGGTGTTACCAATTGAGTCTTCATTTATCTTATCAGCCATTTGTAATCTTCCTCGGATATCCTACCAAAAGTATCTCTTACTTTGTGTACTAGAGGAGACAAAGGCTTTCTCTCCTTGTGTGGATTCTTCTCGAAATCGAGAGGAGTTCCATCAATAAGCGTATGAAGAATCTGGATTGCTACGCCAAGACTCATGATCAAGTCATCGTGCTTACCAGTGTCAGCCTCAATCTTCCCATTGTCATTAATAATAAAGGTTAGTAATTCGTCAACAGTTCGTTTAGAGTTAATTTTAATTCGGTCGTTACGGATGTATTCCTCAAGTCGAACCAGCAGTTCCTCACGGTTTTTGGTCGTAACCTGATATCCAAAGTTACCTTTGTCATCCATCCATAAGTTGTCATATTCGTGATAATTATAAAGCCAATCCACTAAATTGTTGCCAATCGTGTTGCGCTCAATAACAACCACTGCATTATTATATAGTAACGCCTCGTCATTGATTATTTGAGCAAACTCGTTAATTGGTGTTTTATTTGAATAAAATTCGGCTACCTGCTCCCCTGTGTAGGAATTAATGATCTGGAAAGCAGAGTAGTCGCCCTCTCGGCCAATAGAAACATCAACTCCGATTACATAATCATAGGACGGATCAGGATCCTTCCATACGCGCATTCGGTTATTAAATTTAATTCCATACTCCTCATCAACATTCTCTAATATGCGCTTGAGGAGATAACCTTCGATAAAGGTGTCACCTGTTCCGAGAAACTCACACTCATACTCTTGAAGCCACTGTTTAAGGGGCATGTTGGATCGAGTGGTCTTTTCCCAAATATCCACATTCAGCCCACGCTTTTCCATTTCAGCGTAAAGCTCCTCAAACCCCGATTCTTGTCTGTGGTACTCTGGGTGATCCTGCCAAGTAATATCTATGGCGTTGAAGGAGTTAGAGCCTGCCACGGCACCGAGATATACATTATGATACCAATTACCAACGCCGTTAACAGTAGACAGTACATAAGCACGACCACCCGTTGAGATAATTGGATAAACGGCTGCCCAAATCGTGTCAATATTTTCAATGAATGCTGCCTCATCAATCATTAGGAAGGAGCCAGCAAGAGATCGACCTGATTGCTTACCTGATGGCCTAGATTTAATTACTGAGTTAGTCCTTAACTTCAGTGTGTGTTTATTACTCTCCACGATTCCGGGCTTAAGAAAGTCTGGAAGTTCGTCATACATTAGCTTGATCCTGTCCAGAACCTCAGTAGATTCTGCATCACCTTTAGAAAGGATAACGATAGACTGGTGAGGCTTGAACACAGCCATCCACAAACAGTATGCAGAACCTAATGTTGTTGCCCCTGCCTGACGGAACTTGCGTAAAATATTGAAACGATTCCTCGGATTATGGAGATTTTTTAAAATCTTCTCTTGAAAAGGATATAATTTAAATGGGACTAAACCCCGAACGGGGTGAGTCACCTTAACATATGACGAAATAAAGTGTTCAGGATCATCCTTACATCTTTTGAATTCCGCTATTAATTCTTCCTTATTCATACTCTATAATAGACCATGAAGATCTATGCACTAATATGTACCCGTTCTGCTGACTACTCAGTCACTACAGGTAATTTAATCAAGCAATTAAAGGAATACGGTGTTAGTGTAAAAGTATTGGCTAACCAAAAATCAATATTCAAAGCTTACCAAAAAGGACTAAAGGTTTGCAATCCTAAAGATAATGATATCGTGATCATGTGTCATGATGATATTG